AGCTTGTCCTGCAATACCACTGGCAATCCCCTGCCTAGTACCGCCGTAAGCACCGCTATTAATACTCTCATTCTGTATTCCCGGCAATATCTGCTGCTGGAATTGCTGAATAGTCGGTCTGCTCGCAGCTTCAATAGCCCCTTGCAAATAAGGATTACTATCGGCCCTAAGAACATCACCGCTTGTCAAGAACTGCTGTTGCTGCCTAAGCTGATCATAGCCAGCTAGACCTTTCAAGTAATTATTCCCTGTCTGGCCTGTTATTGGCAACATCTGATCCGCCGCAGACATAGTCATCTGCTGAGCTTCTTTTTGAAGAGGATCAAACCCAGCAATAGCACTTCCCTTGTATTGCTTGGGAGGGTTCTTCAGATAATTCTTAGCGATCGGAATAACAGGCTCAATCAAAGCCCTCTGCTCAGGAGAAAGCTCTTGAGTGGTTGTAGTAGTGGATTGTCCACCGCCCATACTCATTAGACTAGTTCCTTTCTATAAACCACACCGGGGACGGTGTAATCTAGTTTAAGTAGAAGCTTTCCCCACTCTTTTCTTCCAAGAACATCGACCATAACAGCACCCTTTTCCTTACCCCAATTCTCTATCTTTTTCAACTCTTTTATCATAGCTCTAGTCAGCCCACTCCCACCGCAATAAGAAATTCTCAAAACTTTCTTCTCTGGATATTCGTCGAGTTGAGTAATACAAGCCATTATAACATCTTTCTCGTCTTTTATCATAATCCAGAGCTGTTGCTGTCCAGCAAGTAAGTTTCTTCTAATTTGATTAAGAGTATAGAACTTATCCCAATGCTCTTTTCCATTCATAATATGAGGAAGGACTTTAATCCAAACGTCCATGACGTGTAACGCGGGGACTATTGCTATTCTAAAGCTCATTGTTAAGCCAGCTTCAAATATTCAATAACAAGCATCCAACCACTTCCACCATTACCGCCAGTACCAGCAGCGCCGCCAATAGTTGAAGTTGCTCCGCCGCCACCGCCACCAGAATTTGCTTGTGCAGCACCACCGCCAGCACCACCCGCACCACCGGAAGCCGTTCTTGCTCCTATGCCAGCACCGCCTCCCCAATTACTTCCACCATTACCACCTTGAGTAATAACAGCAGCCGTTATTCCCGGCGTCCCCATAGAACTCCATCCTTTATATAAGCCTGTCGCGCTTTGAGTAACAGCGTTAAACGCACTTATTTGCCCAACAGCACCAGCACCCATAGCAGCGCCACCGGGACCGCCACCGGCAGAAAGTAAAGCTCCTAGCGTCGTTGCAGCTCCCGCATTGCCCGCCGCTCCAGCGCCCGCGCCTGTGCCACCAGCGCCTATAGTAACAGCCTGCGAAGCACCGATAGTAGTTTTAGTAAACCGATCATAGGCGAGTGATCCACCATGCCCGCCGCCACCAGCAGTTAATTGCCCCGCTGCCGTTGCTGCCGCTCCACCGCCTTGCCCACCGCCACCAGAAGCCCAAACATCGCACTCCAACATCTTACTATCAGGAGTGAAAGTTCCATTAGCGGTAAACAAAGTTCCTTTCCTAGAACCAACAAGTAACGTTTGATCGCCAGAAAGCAATCTCCAAACACCATTTATATAAGAATAAAGCCCGATGCCTAAACCGGGGTTCCAACTTGTTCCATCGGCGTATAGAGTATCGCCTTCTTGAGGCTTATCAAGAAGAACAAACTGCTCTTCGAAGTTAAAAACATTAGCTCCTTTTAACGCATCCGCAATTCTCCCATATTCTCGCTTAAGATACTCTACGAGATTTTTCTGGAAATCAGGATCATCCGGCTTAGGAGGATTTTCCGGAGAATACCTAGTTCCAGTAAGAGCACTTGTAGCCATTACTGTTCACCTAGAACTTCAATATCTAGATCGAAGCCTTCAATAATAAACTCATTATCGCTCGATCCAACGTTGCTAAACTTAATAGCTATGAACCTAGCATTCACAGGATAGAAGTCCAAATATTTAGTAGTCCCTGGAGTAAACACTTGCGCTGTCTGGTAAGTTACAGTTTGGCCTTTAAACTCCGCACCGCCAATTTGAACATTAAACCTACCGCCTGTTGCTTTAACCCAAACTCGACTAACGAGCTTCATAGCATCGTTGTCGGCTTTAAGCTCGCCACTTACTCTATCTTGTCCAGTTACTGCTATGCCTGTTCGTTCGATATATACTGTTCCAGCAGAACCAGAGAAAGTATTTGAATTCTCTTGTTCTACAATCATCGTGCTAGCAGGCCTAGCAGAAAGCATCTTTTGAAAATGCGGCGAGAACAAAGCAACGTCCCAAGCCGTCGCATCCGCATTCCACTGTCCACTATCTTGATCCCAAGGATCGCTAGTGGAACCAGTAGGGCCAACAGCAGAGAAGGAAGTATTAGCTCCAAGGTTTCGAATAGTAGTAGTGTTATCTCTCCAATTATACACAATAGCGATAGAAGGATACGTATCACCGCCGACTGTAATGCAAGCCCAAGCCTCACTCATTTCAGGCAAGGCTACAACATAGCAGTTTTGCGATCTAGCAGGAGGGATAGTCTCAAATACATACTTACGAAGTTTCTTATCCAGAACACTTCTTGAATTCTGCCCATCATGGATGATAACATCTTCACCAGTTAGAACAAAATGCGCCGCACCTTGGTCAATAGCGCAGACACAGTGTCTAGCCATAATACCAGAGTTAATGAAAATAGGATAAAAACGGAAGATACTATTTCCACCGATATACTGCATTCCCCAAATTGTATTGTCTTTATAAATAACCAGAATATCGCGCAGGATGAGAGCATCTTTGATAATGCCGGGGAATTCATCAACTATTTCCACTTCACCAGCGAGCTTAGTAGGATCAGTTTCATCCCAAGTAGAAGGAACCGCACCGGGAACAGCAGGGTGAGACCATTTTACAATATGGGGATAGTTAGTGCCGCTTCTTGTTATATTACAAGCAACAAGAAATCCCTTGAAAGGCCGAATAACTTCACAACGATCATTCGCGGGCCAGTTAGTCAAATCAGCAAAGTCATTCGCCAACGCTGGCGCTGCAAAATATTGCGGCTTATCACTACCATTTGTAATGACAGGAATACCGCTAAGTATCCCGCCATTCCAAAGATTATCCGCATTCATTGCATAAGCGCCGCCGACCGTTCTACTCACATCGGCATGACTAGACCCATCAGTAAGATACAGTTTGGTTAAATCGGCATAAACCCAATACGCCGCAGTTCCAGCCTGTACTGGCATAAGCCAATAAGGATTACCGCTTGGCGTTCCAAATATCTGAGCAGGGCTCGGCGCTCTTATTCCTTTTCCATCCCTGAACCTAAAATCCCTCCCTTCACTCCAAGCTCTCGGATCAATCTCCTCCGCAGGGATATCTTTAATAATCCCAATTGCGCCAACGCTATAAAAAGGAACCTTACCCATTTCTTTTCTTGCTTTCTTCAATCCTATCCAATTGCTGATCTATATGCTGGAGCTTGATCATGATATCAGTCAATTGTCGTTCGATTGTACTTATTCGCCCATCGACAGTTTCAATTATAAAAGCCTGAACTCTAGGAACAGCCAACCACCAAGTCGCAGTAACTATCAAGACGAAAGTAGTAAAGTGGCGTAACACAATCTGCCACCAAGGGTCTTTAATTGGAAGTTTCGGCGGCATGATAGTCTCCTAACCGTTTGGATGGTTTTTCTTCCACAAGTCTTTTTGATGCTTTACCTGTTTATCTACACTTTCTTTTGTTATTCTTGGCTTAGGGGGTTCTCCCTTAAGCTTGAGAAGAAGGGCTCGAATAAACTCCAAGCCCTTCCTCACTACCTCAAACCACGTCACAAGCCTTCATTTGCTTGCTACACCAGCGCGAAGCGTAGCAAGACCAAACGCTTCAAGCAGATGCAAAAGCCACTGAGGATCGGACGGGAGACCAGGAATATCCATTCCCAGAGCACTACCAATGCTCCCAAGAGCCATTAGCAATGCTACAATGTAAGTTTTGTAACCGCTCAACATTTCTATTCTCCGTTCTTGTACGCATCAACCGCAGCACCATACGCCGCGATGATCTTCTTCAACTGAACTTCCTTGATATTACCCGCAGAGCAATACTCCCTCACACTGGCAATAGCTGCTCGCTCGGCTTTCTTAGCATTTGCTGTGACCTTCGGGGTATGTGCAGCAAACACGAGAAACGCCGCATGAACATCCTCTGCCACCGCACAAGGATCACGCGAACCAAAGAAGTTCTTCAACTGCAAACCAAGTCCACTAGACTGGCATCCAGTAAGGACTGCCATTGAAGCTAGGAACATGGCGATGATTGCGCTTCTCATCACTATACTTTCCTTCTTTCCGTAACAGTTACGCTGTTACACCGTAGCCTTCTTTCTTAAGAAGGTTATCGTAGACCCAAGCATAGCTTGCGATCAATTGAGCATCATCGAGGCGATTGACAATCCGTCTAGCTTCGAAGAAATTACTTGTTTTGAGAGTGATATAATCACTCAATTTCTTCCCTGTGAACCAGCCGTCTTTCATTCCCTTTACGAGAATAGGAACAGCATATTCGGGAAGGAGAAGTTTCTCAGGAAGTTTCATAAAATCAACTCCGAGGAACTTCCCGGCTTTGATATAATTATAATCCCAAGTAAGCTGTACTAGACCCATTCCAACATAGGGATAATAGTCCTTACTCTTAAGATACTTCAGACTCCCTTGCTCTTTCACTGGGTTCATTGAATGGGCGCTTTCGTGATACGCCGTTGCCAGCACGTAAGCTAACTGGTTCCTTAACAACTTCTGCTTCTTTGCTTCCGTTATTATCCGTCTCGTAGTACCTAAGTCGAGTTTCATTTTCGCTCAACCTCTTCTTCAAACTTTCTTTCTCAGTAATTAGATTTGCTATTTCCTGCTTTTGAGCATTCACAACTTGTTCGAGAAACTTCACTTCACTTCCAAGATTGATAAGCTCTTCCGTTAGGGCAGTTTTAAACATTCCTTTTTCCTTCTTTTTAACCACAATGCAACGTAGCGGGAACAACAAAGCTCCCATCATCATAATCACAAACGTGATAAGTGGCTGTGACTTTCGCTACAGTATGAGGACCAAATATACTATCCTGCTGCGGAACTCCACAACCATTTATCCCATTCATGATCAGATCACCAATTCTCACAGTAAACCCGGCTTCTATTCTAACAAACCCAGCTCCAAGACCAGCGATTATGTGCTTCCCCGGCTCATCGTTCATTTCATTAGAATAAACCCCGTAAACCTTTTCGCTCTTATAATCTTCACAGACCTGAGCTTTAGGCAGTCTCAGATTATCTCTCTCTGCAAACTTACTCGGCTCGTCAACAGTCTCCATGATGCTCCAAGGAAGCGGAACTTCTCCAACTATCTCCGCCCAGTGCGAACCCATGAAAGCATTATAGCTCACCGTGGCGCCACTAATGCTAACCGATCCTTGAATTGTTCCGGCAGACCCAAAGAGAAGAATACTGCCATCGCCAGTTTTACCTAGCGAATGGGAAGAAGAAGTATTAGCCGCCAAAGCTCCAACTGTTGAAATCGCCGCTCCTACAGTATTATTACCATTACCGGGAGTAGTTGTACTGTTCTGTTGAAAGAATGTAGTACCTCCAGTAAAAGTAGTCTGAATATAAAACTCATGCTGAGCATCGCTGCGGTCGTAAGAGTATTTAAAAGTTCCATTATCTGCAATTACAACATCACCGGCGTTAGTAGCATGAGTATTGCCATAAAGTAAAAGCATACCGCCGCCGTTAACCGCAGTATTGCCGCCTTGAATAGTTAGCTGATTAGCATCTGCTCCACCAGCGATAGTATCAACTGCATCTGCATCGGCATCGAGTAGAGTGAACCCGCCTTCATTAAAAGTAATCCAGTTCTTATCTACAGCATTCGACAACCCACCGATAACAACCCTACCATCTTCACTACCATTAGTGATAACTTTAGCTTCGCCTCTGATCCAAGAATACTTAGTCTTATTACCAGCGTCGTCTTTGCCGTTAAAATCAATCTCACCGAGAACATCGTTAGTAGCCGGACTGGCGCTATTTCTATACAAATCTATAATAGGCCCAGCCGTAGCACCAGCATCAGTAGAAAGAAACTGAGCTGTATTCGCCAAAGTAGTAGTATCGAATAGCAATCCTGCTGTCATGCCGGGGAAAGTTGCTTTAAGAACAGTCTTAAGCAACCTAAGATGATCATCACCTTGGCTCTTCGCGTCCGTTCCAACAGGATTAGACGTGTTCAGATCATTGAGAAAGCTTGCAACTTCGAGACCCATTAGTCTTCTCCACCAGCTACAGGTTTACTACCCGCTGCTTCATTACTAGTATTACGTTCATTAAGTTTCTGCGTAGCACGTCCGAGCATACCCGCGAAATCTTGCATAGCAATCTGATCACGAAGACCACTAGCGATAACAAAACCGGCTTTACTTACTAGTATCTCTGGAATAAGAGTGCTCCAGAAATTAGTAGAAGCATCAGCACTTAGCGTAGTATCACTACCATAATAAGTTCCTTGAATGCTATAAACTGCATCAGGAATAGGATAGAAATAAAACACCTTATTGATAATATCATATCCTTTAGGCGTTCCAGTACCATCACTAATAGGATAGCGTTGACGGAGAAAACCTCTCTGATCCGCTACAACAGGAGTTTCCTCATTATCAGTATTTCTAAGAAACAACTGATCATCATCAAATTCTCTAATGAAATCCGCAGGACAACTCACCGTCTGCGTACTAGCAACAGTGCTAAGACCAGTATAGGCTTTCTTCAAAAAGTCTGGAAGTTCAGCCTCTTGTTCTAGCTCTAATTGCGCCTGCTGTATCTGTGTGTTAATATCATTATCAAAAACCGTCCCGACTTTGAAGCCGAGAATAAGTTTAATCCTCTGAAGTATCTCGCCTCTGTTCATTAGTAACCTCCATCTTCCTCATCATCCCCGGCGAGCTTACTAATCCCCTCAGCTTGACTATTCCCCGTCTTCCTCATCTTCTTCTCAGTGAGTTTTACTCCAACCATCGAATAATACTCACTTCCTTCAAGCCGACAGATGCACCCTCGAAGAGTAATAACCACCTCTTGCCCTAGTTTCAGGTCCGCCAAGTCTTCTATATCAAAGGGAACCGACATTTCCTCCTCATAAGAAACCGCCGGTTGGGGTACATCTGTCAGCTTCTTGCTCATTTTACTTACCCTTAGTTCCTTCTTTATCCTTATCGCCGCTCCGAGGAACTACCCCACCGGGGATTTTCGTCGGCGGCATCGAGTCCGGCATCATGTTATTCGGACTGCCATAAGGAACAGGCTTATCCAAATTCCCAGTTCCAGCCATTTACTTACCCTTCTTCATATGCTCAGAGGAAATAGCCTTCCCTCCAGCCATTCCAGCAAGCCTATTTCCGGCTTCCTTTTTCCCATGACCAGAAGGGTTGCTCTTAAGCCCACCACCACCAGTCTTAATTCCACCAATCTTCGCACTCATCTCACTTACCTTTCTTTCCGCCCTTCATGAAATTACCAGCTTTCCCGCCCTTAGTAGAAGCCTGCGGGGGGTACTTTCCAGAAGGAGAACTAGACTTAATTCCACCCTTCATTTTAGACATTTCACTTACTCCTTACACTCTTCGGTAGAGGCTTAGCCCCTTTCATTCCGGTTGGCTTACTTCCCAGCATAGGTTTTTTAATCTCTTGTCCTCTAACTCGCTGAACCATTGTTACTCCAACCCGTATTTCTTCATACTAGCTTTAGTAGGGCTCTTACTTTTTCCTACTTGGCCTTTTGAAGACTGTTTTTTCGACAACGGGCTCTGGTTCTTTGACTTCTTCAACAACTGGCTCTTGTTTGGTTTCTTCATGTTCTTCAATCAACTCCTTCTTCATCTGGTCTTGTGCTGCCTGAAAGACATTGATACTAGGTTGAATTCTATTTCTATCTCTTGGCATTTTAAAATCCTTTCGGAGGGACGAACAAGCAAATCGTATGACCGGCGTCTATTCCTTGTCTATGCGCGCACCAATGATATTCTCCATCAGGAGATTGTTTAACTCGCTTATCCTGATATCCAACAACTTCTCCTGTTGAGTTAATGACGTATCCTTCTGGACGTTCACTAACGGCCTTTTGGGAAACTTGCTCACAATCCATATTCGAGCAACATGCCCAAGGGTATTTCCATCCGAGCGGTGCAGCCGCAGTTGGTATCGCTTCATGAGCTATCACCGGAGAAGCAATAACACCAAAGCTTAATATAACTCCAACTAGAACTTTCATTTGTTGCTTCCTCATGCTAGGAAAGGACGAAGATAATCAATATCCCCACCAAGGATATTCTGAGTTTTGCCAGTTAGATTTGCATCTATAGTAGCAGCACTAGCAAGAACACTAATCTCTGGAATAATACTTGCTAGCCTAAACCCACTCATATCCGCATCGACTTTATGAGTAGCAACTCTAAGAGCCGCTGAAGTAGTAGCTCCGTTATCAACATCATTAGCAAAGATGAATGCCCACACAGCCGCGCCAGCATCATCACAGATAGCTTTGTAAGCTGCACTAATACTAGTCAAATCAGCATTCGTACCTGCATAGGTGAACATATTAACGCCATTCTTCCTAGCGTTAATCGCCGTCATCATCATATTACTCTGGTGATACCAGTTATAGTACACACCATCATGAATTTCACCTGCTTGATACCTATCCAAATCAAGCATAAGCATCGCTCTATTCGGCATCAAATGCCCTGCATCTGGATTATATCCGCAGATCGGCCTAACAACACTATCTTCTTTGACGAAAGTATCTGCCATACTGTCGTTCAAGATATGTTTTTGTTCATTAACACACCAATCAAACACATCTCTTCTATTAGTGATAATCGCCGCTAGCATAGCCGCATGAGTAGCCCAACCAAGATGGTTATTTTGCTTACTTCCCAAGGTATCTGTAGTATATTGATAATATCTCATGATATCATCAGCCATACCACTGAACCAATCTTCCACACTTACTTTATCAGCGTAAGAATAAACCCAATGGTTTCTCGTTTTGAGATAGCACCATGCAAACATGGCACAACCCCAGTTTCTTTTAGTTACAAAATCTCCTTCATCCATACCAGCAGGAAATACCTGCCCTGCAGAAAGCCTCATAGCTCTTTGTCTAGCAAAGTCTACAAGCCAATTCCTAACACTCTGAGCATTTACAGTATTGCTCCTGCCTTGCTTGATATAGCTATCAGCATAAGGAGAGAGCGTGTTTGCTCTACTATCCCAATTCGGCTGATCGGCTAGAGTGTAAGCATAGGTAGGAGGAGCACTAATCGCTGTTCCTGTATTTGTATGAGTATCGGCATCGCGTAGAGTTAGAATAGCTTCAAAATCCGCTGGAGGAACAAGGTCCATACTACGCTTAGGCAAGTAGTAATTCCACATAGCAGTTGCTTGGGCAGTTGAAACCGGCCCAGTAACCATAACTTCCCTAATCTTACCTCCCCAAAATGCACTGGGAGAGTTAGCAGTATTCGAACCAAATCTAACTCTAGTGCTACCAATAGCGGGAACTACAGCAGCAGAAACAGGAGTTCCGTTATCTATGGTAATTGTCGTGGTTGTTGGGGTGAACTGTGCTCTGACAACATGCCGCCAATAGCAATTCGTCGCGCCGTCCTGTGTAGGCTGAGCCGCAGCGCCGTCGCCAGTATCGCAACGTAGCCTGCTAGTCCCCGCCACATTGCCCCTAACAAGCGCCAGCCTACTACCATTCGCCGTACCGCCCATAGACAGCAATTGCCTAGTAGTGGCATCCGAAGGAACAACATCTTGCGTGAAAACACACCAAATTTCAAAGTTAACCGCACCCGTAGGAAACGGCATACTTTCAAGATTTAGAAAATCATCCGTCCCGTCGAACGTAATCGCCGGTTTACCGTTCATACTCGTAGCAGAGTAAGTCGGCCTAGAAGCATCTGTACTTTGCGCCATATCATAGCCGAAGAAATACCCCTTCCAGCTAGACACTTTATTCGGCGCGACAAGAGTTATAAGCTCCGTCCTATCCGCGCTCCAAGCTTCAAGCAAGCTCGTTCCTAGAATAGCCAGCGGCCCGCGCCAAGTACCATTAGCGATACTCCTCGCCCTCGCACGCATCCGGGATTTCTTAATCCTAACTCGTGCTTCACTATCATTCGGGGAATTAAAGAAGCTCATTTTCACCAGCGCCGGTTAGTAAGATTGATGGAGAAAAGGGGGCCATTACAGCCCCCTCTCTTTTCTTCTTACGGCAGGTCCGCAAAAGTCGGAACGGTATTGCTGCAAACAAGACCTTGGACAAACCAATTGGTCCCATCGCAAACAAGTTTCAATCCGATCAAGTTCTGCGGAGTGACGAGAGTAAGCTTAGAGTTAGTTGTTCCATTCGGAAACACAGGGATCAACTCATCCGCACCCGAACCCGCATCAAGGTCACAGTGAACAACACCGCCCTTCATGAAGTTCGTCGCGCTAGCAGTACGGATGATATGGTTCTGCGCATCCGCTGCAACACCACCATAAATAAATTCATACTCCAAGCCAGCCGCAGCCGCCGGAAGTGTGATGGTGATATTTGCAGTAACATCGGGGATGATATGCACCTTCCCCGAATTGAACTCAGACGGAGTATAAGCCGTCACGTTCGGAACAAGCACCGGAGTGCGATCGAGAAAGTAGCTTTCTCGGCTAGTGGAGTGGTCTCTTAGTACGGCACCCATTTCAATCTTCTCCTTTATCCGGATTACATATTGTTGAAGCCGCCGATCCACGCACAGGTGAGACCGCCATGCCACAACTCAATGCCAGCTTCTGTCATCCAGAAACCTTCCCGAATGTCTTCACGCTCTGTCTGCACGTCATCCTTGAACTTAGTATCGCGATTACGCAGCGGACGCCACTTAAGCGCGCTAAAGTCCACAATCAACATGCTATTAGTAAAGAGCGAGTTCCTGTTGAAAAGCGGGTGAGTTTTCAAGAGAATACGCCCCTGCGGAAATACCAACTCTTGGAAATTAACACCGTAGACTTTCGTCCCGCCTTCAAAGTTCAGGTTAAGCGCGCTCTGACCACTCGCCGAAGCAATCGCCTTATTGATCTTATTCAACGCACCATTGCCGCAGAAGGCAATACGAGTATCACCAGCGTCACTATCGTAGTTAAACACCGGAGAAACTGCATCGAGAAGATCGTTAAGGGTCTTACCACCTGCGGTCCAGACAGTGGTGTTACCAACCAGCCTACGCAGACCATCCATAGTACGAAGCGGCTTACCGTTAGAACCAACGGTCTCGTTCTTCTTACCAAAGATCATTGCGTATTCGATAGCGGCAGAGTGATTAAACGCCTTACGACGCTTATCATTCTTGATAACATCACCCGTCCTTGCACGAGTTTCCGCCGCAGTACCAGTAATCGAATACGAGTCTTTGAAAATCTGACAAAGGTTCGTATACTTCACCGGATTGCGAGTGGAAGCCTGCGGAGAAGAAGTACCTTCCGCAAAAGCACTGCCAATGAGAAGCAAGAAGCTATCATCAGGAATGCTAGCTGCCGAAGTACCGCTCTGCCCGCGAGAAACTGTAAAGGTCGTAGCACTGATAACGCTAGTAACCTGCACAATTTCGTGAGTGAACGCAGCAGTTTCCGTAGCAGGCTCAACAAGAAGCAAGTCGCCCGGCTTCAAGTTCAACGCACTACCATACTGTAGGCTCAGGTTAGACGAAGTAGGATCAGTCGAGTCAACAATCAAAGTAGTATCGCCAGCGACGAAACCACCACCCTGATTGATCTGAAGTCTGATCTGATCGTTCGGCTCGCACCACCAAGAGAATTCCGGATCATCCGTAGTTTCTTTAGGCGCCTTACTAGAAAGCGCAAAAAGCGGAGCCGTTCCATTGGGGTTAAGCCAAAGAATCATCTCTCGGAAGTTTTTGGGGCGTTCATCGGTGCCCCAGTCACCAGTACCGCGTAGACCCGCGATAGCCATTTTCACTTACTCCTAGTTAATTCTCGGGCAGGTCTTCGAGACTAAACTCTTCGACCATCTGCTCGAATGGGTTACTTGGTTGCTTCCTAGGAGGATTAGACGCCGGATTACCAGTTGCAGGAGCGAAAGGCTTAGTTGGGGTAGTAGGAACTTGCATCTGCTGGCTTTGTCTCGGAGGTATCCTCAACGCCACCATCGCCTGTGCTCCAACTTCCTTAATAAAAGTCTCCGCATCTGCATCAGGGTTACTCGCCCTGTAAGCCGCACCCAAACGAAGAACTGTCTCGTGATGTTCTTTCAACTCAGGCCACTCGGAATAAAAAGCATTCGCTCTCTCATCCCTTGTTTTCCTTCCTTCCAGAACTTGATCAACTAGCCTTGGAAGGTAAGTTGTAAATTGCTGGAAAGCCGCTGAAACACTATCAAGATACACTCTCGAAGCCATCTTGGCAACGAACTTCTCCGGAGCTTCATTAAACTCCTCGATGTCCTTTTCCTTAAGCTTATAATGATGTTCGGCAAGAAGACCTTCCGTCTCATTCCGCCAATCACTAAAAAGCTGCGTAGCTTCTTCGTTCGAAAGCTGCTTAGCTGGTTCTTCCTTCTTCTTCTCCTCTTTCGGTGCGGGTGCGGGCGCGGCAACGGGTTCAGTCTTAGCAACAGGCTCAGTCGGCTTTGTAACTTCCTCGGGCTTTGTTGCTTCACCCGCAGGCTGTTCTTCAACCTTCTTCGTCTGATCTACGACTTCCGCTTTGCTCTTACCTTCCTCTTCACCTTCTTTTTTAACAGCGGGGGGAGTTCCGGTTTTGTCTTCGGTCTCACTTCCCGCTGCATTTTCTTCTTTAATTTCCTCGTTAGCTTCTTCGAGTTCGTCTGTGTTTTCACTCGACTGCTTAGCTGCAAGATCTTCTTCATCTTCGCCAGAAATATCGCTAGCAAAGAGATCATCGATATCGCTTTCACTTACTTCCTTCGCAGCTTTCCTATTAGCTGCTCGGTTCTCACGTCCGGCCATGTTCCTTACTTCCTTTTGTTAGCCAGCGCCTCATACGAATTAATCAACCCCTCCGCGCCGTTGAAAAGAGATTGAGGAAAAAGCAAAGCTGCTTGAAAACCTCTAATTTCCGCAGCTCTAGCAAGATTTGTAATCGCTCCATCTATACCTTTGATTTCCGTAAAGACCGCGAGAACCCTAGCATCGAGATTGCTTTGCATGACCGCTGTGAGCCACTTAAAGTCATCATTCTCTCGCAAGCGATTAACCTTCGCTCGGATCGCAATGGCTTCATTGTAGTCTTTATCGTCTCGTTCTTCTTCATTAAGCGTTAGCTCTTCCGCGAACAAATCTGGTTCGTTATCGTCAATCATCCCGTCGGTCCTACTCCAGCTATTTGCCTCGGCTCAGCCATGTTAGCATTAAGCCCACCCTGCGGCTGCATCGGAACAACGTTACCCGCCTGAGCCATCATAGCAAGTTGTTCCGGAGAAGCCATTTGGATTTTGAACTGATTGATGTTTTTCAATCCACCAAGCTGAGCTGTCCAAGCAAATATCTTACCCACATCGTATTGCATGGCTACTTGAGGCATCTTTTGGATTGCCATCAAGATTTCTTTCCACAAATTCGCCTGTGCAAGACGATCAACCGGCAAAGTCCCATCAACAGGAACAAAATCATAAAAACCAGTAATATCATCGGGGTTGACATCTAAGAACCTCGGCCCTGCCATTTCAGCAAGATCACCTACGAGCTTCAACTTCATCGGAGCATCATAGTATTGCTGACAATTCTGAACCATCATCTGCGCCATAGGAGCAAAACCCATAGCAGAGAAGAACTCGGCGTTAGTTTTAAGCCGATTAATTCCAAAAGTAGAGGCACTTCTTACTTCCGTAGCAGTCTTTCTTCCACTTCCTTGAAGAACTCCCATAAGTTGATCATTCACACCTACCGCTCTCATTCCCATTTCATACATTACTTGAATGTCTTGTAAATGAGTACGAGTAACATCCATAGCACTAAGCTGCTGGACAGTCTCAGCAGGTATCGAGCCATAACCGGCCGGTTTAAGGCGAATAAGACCACCATGTTGAGGATCAAGCATATCGCTGATGTTAACCCTACTAGGGTCCACGATATATTGTCCATTCAAAATCTTCCGAACAGAGTAAAAATGACTGTTGATAAGCCAGTTAACCGTGTTCTGAACCGCTTCAAGTATCTCGGGCTGTCCTCTCGGCACAACTCCATAGCCTTCCGGCTCGTAAACAAGCACATTGAAGGGGAATTTGTCATGGTTCGCGCCAAGGGGCATCGCTCCGAAGACTGTCTTGAAGTCCGAAGTAATAGTAAACACCCACTTTTCAGGCAATTGTCCCGTCCCGACACCCCAATCGCTAGGAATGAGGTTGATGTAGAATTCAAAAGCGTTAACAGTAGAGTTTCCTTGAGCATCTTTCTTACTCGAAGGCTCCGTGAAGAGGGGACCAGAGATTAAACTATCCCCCGGACGCTCTAGTTGACTAGAACCCTGCTCTCCATTATCGCTAGAATTCAAATTCTTTGCTGGTTTGATAGCATCAAGGTTCATATAATAACCCTGATCAGCTTTTTTCAGTATTTCATTCCAGCCTATTTTCCTGAAAACAGCGCAAAACTCCCCCTGCTGGAAGTTACTAAAAGTTACCCTTGGGTCTGGGAAGAAATCAAAAGGCCTTACGTTATAATTCTTATTCCCAGAATACCCCTTAACTCGCCTATTTACCTTAACCCTCTTCTTCGCGCCGGGAATAACTCCCAGATACATAGTCTCTTGTTCTTCAATAGAGCTAATTATGCTGAATTCTTCCGCCCAATAAGTACCAAGCACTCCCACTCCATACTTACCAACGTCATAAAGCCAAACATACCAAGGAACAAGGCTTTGTCCTACATCGACATTATAAGCAATCATAGCCTCAAGGGCTTGAACTTGCTGTTCACTCTCTCCATGACGACCAGTAAACTGAAGAACAGGATTGCGACTTAGAAATACTGTCGTCCAATAGGTATGAGATGTCATCAGCATCCCATAGGAGTAAGGAACATAAATAGTCGTATACTGTGGTATTCCCGTATCTCGCTTAGTTCTCCTAATCGCATCAATATCCTTCTCCGGCATGAACGCCAGAGCGGTATCTTCATTCTTACTCCACTGTTCGTACTTGCTATCGAAATTCCTTTTCGATGCAAGAATTCTTTCCTGAGCACCAGTTATAATCTTCTTGTGCAGCTCAGAACGAACATTAATCTCTAGTGAAAGACTGGGCATTATGGCGCCATGTTCCTATTTATTAATCTCGGCAACTGATCTTCATCATCCATCAAACTTTGAAAGCTCTCAACAGGTGTGTCGAATTGATGGCCGCTTAGCTTTTCTACACACCCTGCAACTGCTTCAATAATATCATCATGAGCAACATTCGGATAATCAAGAAACTGTGTTATGAAGTCATGATGTTCTTTTTCTTTGACAAATAGCTTGAAATTACTAGCAGGTCCACTAAGCCCATCGATAATCCTCTGGTGCTTTTTCCGCTTATCCGTCACTTCTTCGATAACAAAATATTGTCGTTGGCTTTCCATAGCTTTACGCAAGAGCCATGAGAGTGTTCTTTGATACGCAACACTCTCAACGTAAATCCTTCTCGGACGATACTTAATCGCGAGTCGAAAAAACTCGCTGATCGTCCAGCTAGGATCATGACCGTGTTTGGCGGAATACTCTCTGAGAAAATAGTTATCCTTAACTTTCGTAACGACAACGATCGCCTCATAATCCTTGTCTTTTAATCCCCGATCCAACTCCGCCTGAGACGGTGGAGGAACAGGATCAATCCACATAACGGAATGAAAGTGATTGTCAGGCTCCAGATCGTAATATCTGATCCACGTCGGGAGAAAGGCAGAATTTTCCCTTGCGACGAGCTTGAGTTCCATTTCACGCGAGAATGTGGAAACATTATTACGTTCGATGGCAAGTCGCTTTTCTTCTCTGAGCACTTCTGAGGGGAACCGCTCCTCCCACGAACTAACACGATGCTCAAGAGCTAACTCCTCTGTCTCTCTCGTCCAGCAGGGAATTCTAACTGCCTTCCATTCCCTGTCCTTCAAACTCTTCATGCTTATGTCATCACGAGCAATCGGTGTTTGTAGCAGAACCATTTTCGCGTCGGGCGCTTCACTTGCAGGAGCAAGAGATTGCTTGACCGCGCCATAGACAAGGTTTTCAACTGCCTCCATTTGCAGTTTACTAGCTCCGATTTCCTCATCTATAATATCATCAAGCAATATAAGATCAGGCCGATAGTCGTCAATATTAATGCCTCGAATAGGGCCAGTGATACCATAAGCAAGAATAGTAATAGGTACCTCGTCAACGCCATGATAAACTTCACAAGCGATATCCTGCCACTTACTACCTGGGCGTAGACCAAAGGTTTCTGCATAGAGCTTATTAAACTCCACTTGCTTCCTAAACCACCTAACGCTATCTATGCTTTTGTCTTGGCTTTTCCCGATCCAGAGGATCGTCCTTGCTTGAGCATAGGCAATCTTACGAGCAGCAAATACCCGGCAGGTCGTCGTTTTGCTTGCACCACGGAATAGCTGTAATGAAATGAGCCTAGCTTTACTGTCGAGGGCATCCCATACCTCCGTGGCAAATGGGGGTGAGTTCATCCTCATAGTCTTAGGAAAGAATGTCTTCGCGAACAGGTCTCCATCAAGAGCACCTAGTTCGACAAGTTCCTTCAAATCAACATAGCTTGAAGGATCGAGATTATTTTGATCTAGGGTTTCCAACTTAATTTCTCAACCCTGCAAGTCTATCCCAGACTGTTCCGTCTTTGAAGAAAAGAGCAAAAGCTCCTTCAGGATAACCAAATTCTTTCTTCCAATTTATAACAGTCTCATCACCTTCATTATTCGTATAGCCAACAAGTGGCCCATGCTTTTGCTTAATCCTAACAAACAAATCCACATTCATTCTCAGCATTATTGCATCCTAGCTGCTTCTTCCACGCGGTTTATGAATGTGAATTCCGAGCTTCCCTTCTTCCGCCTTAAGAACATCTTCGCAATAATAGAAAGTCTCCGAGTAAGGCGTGTGAGGATCAAACCACTTACAGACTTCCAAGAGAGCGAATTTTTTGTCTTTATAAATCTGCTTAAGAACTGGCTCATATACTTTTCTAAGCTGTATCCAACTATCATTCGTATGAGCCAGCTTACACTCGATAATAGTAACCTTAGTTCTTTCAACAAGCAGAATATCAGGTTGACAAAAGTTAACAGCAGTTGGACCGTCCCGGCGAGTATGAAACAAAATCCAAGGATTAAGTAACAACTCGAATTCTTCAAGTCCTCCCACAAGTCGCTGAATATGCTTCTGAACTCGCTGCTCATACCTAATCCCATCCTTCTGAGACTTAGTATGTCTTACCGGCGTAGTTGTGAACAGGGGAGCGGAACAAAAAGCCGCAGAGTAAACTTCCCCCGCAGGTCTAATTGTTCGCGCTATCAATCTCCCTCTCCTTAGTTACAGTAGTTGCTTCTAGGAGATTTTTGGGCTCAGGGCGGCTCTCTGAGTCGATAGTAATAGCAGAGCGAGCCTTAGCTTCCCTAGCTCTTGCAAGAGTATCCTTATCAACAACATAAGTGTTAACATTCACAACAGGGGCGTTGTTGTTACTCTTCTCTTTAGCCCCGAAGCCGAGGCTCTTCAAAGCCATCGCACTTACTTCAGTAAGCGTTTGAATTTTAAGCTCGTTCTTCCTCTTAGCTTCTTCGATCTTATCCGTGAGAGCATCAACAGTAACCTCAGCAAGAGCAGTCACCTTCTCACTCAAATTCGAACTTACTCTTGAGAAATGCTCCCCTCTCCTTTTTGCCCACAGCTCCTTGAAAGCATCACTGTTCTTCACAGTCGATAGCCAAGCTTCCGTCACGTTGAAGTACAACGCTATCTCCGCCCCGCTTGCTCTCGGGTTCGCTAGAATAAACTCCAGCAACTCCTCATGCCAAGCCCTAACTGCTTTGATCTGCACCATTCCCACTAGCTTGCTCTCGTTTCCGTGAACAGGGCTTTGTTCCTACCTTGAGAGCTAGGCACAAAACCTAGTAATGTCAAGGCCTTGAGCTACTAGAGCTTGTGTCTGGTAATGGTTTCTTTGACATAAAATAGCATAAGCTTGGAAACAACCTTGAGTTTCGGAAGAGTAAGGGGCGTCCACAACCTGAGGTTGTATGCTTGGGGGTGCTGGTGGGTAGTCTTACTTCATGCAACCTGCGCGAGTAGGAGTAAGTTCCTTGTAACAATTCGTGAAGTAAGCACAACTAACAGTTGCTTGACTCGAAGCAGGAGTAAGAAGATAGTACCCAGACATTGAAGAAACTACTGTCGCCTTCTAGATCGAGGCGAGACTGGCGGGACTGAGCCGCCCTAGTAACTACTAACTCTCACAAGTATAAGGACAGTACAATGAAAGCTTATCTCACCTCTAAGCTTCGCCGTCACTGGCACAAGTGCACCATTGGCGGTAGTGTTGCTTACTTCCTTAGTGCTTTGATCGAAGGTAATCATGCGGCGGCGGTAATGCTGGCGCTTGTGGTTATCGGCGGCGTCTTTCACTTGGGGGATGTAGAATGAACAAGAAACATTTGATAACAACAGTCTTAGTTATGACTGGCTTGTTTGCTTCTACTGTCCCGACTTACGCTAGTGAAGCGTTGGTCATAAACGCAATCGCTAATCTGTTCTGGATTTGGATAGATTAGTCTAAACAAAGAGGAGCGCAAATGCTCCTCTCAACTCTCACAGGAGAATATAATGGAACACTCTGCACAGTTGATCCTGATAGCAGCTAGCATGGCTTGCATCCTGTTTCTGGTCTATCAACTCTGGCCTAAAGAGGAAACAGCTAGAGATAGGATCGCACGTCGCGCCAATGATTACAGGTACGCAAGGCGCATCGAACAAATCAACAATATCTGGTCGGATAATGGGAGGCTGTAATGTTGTGGCTTAATTTCGTCGGGGCCGGCTTCTGGTGTGTACCGTTCATCCTCACAATCCTCTTCATGAAATAGGAAAGGGAGCGGCGCAAATGCCGCTCAATCAACTCATGTCAGACTTCGCTAAGGCCGTCTTGTTCGAAGCAAGATGCTATTACAAACATGGGCTTAACCTCCCGCTCAAAGAGCGGGTTATTCGTGCTCGCAACACCGTGCTAATCGCATGGGCAATGTGCAACAAACTACCAGATTGTAACTACCTAGTAAGAGGAGAGGCGCGCTAATGCGCCTCTTTCTTTTTTATCCTATTACTTAACAAGTTAGTTGTTACTTGCTTCTAAGAGCGACCCTAGAGTTACTTCGAGCGACCCTCGATATATCCACGTTATTGCATATTCTTCCAGTTACCCCATTTTCACCTAGTGACCGAGAGCGACCCCCAACCAAAACCACAAGTTGTATTTTTTTTTTTTTTTTTTTTTTT